TTCTCCCATTCGTGATTGAAATCGTTTATATTACATTTATCCCACGGATTTCACCCTTATGAGATTACAATCTGGCAGCATGGTTGTTGACTATTATCCTACCAAATCGTGGTTAGATGATCATATCAACCCAGATAAGTTTCTCAAGATTCTAACATTTAGTGGCGAAACTATGAAGAAGGAAGTTGTTACTAAAGATTCTATGATTGATGGCATTAATAGAAGACTTGCCAGAAATTACAAGGTCATTTGTAATAACACCTTGCCACAATATGTTTCTGAAAGTATAAACAATCCAAACTGGTAAATTGAACCAGTTGAGAAACTGTCCACTAAATCCCCATTCGTGGGGATTTTTTGCTATTATAACATTGTACACAAATCACAGGCACTAAATGTCACAAACTGTACGTCAACTAAGTATCACTGAAGCAGAAGAAACTGCACTCGTTGAAATGATAAAATACTTCAACGATTTGGGTCTCCCCGATGATATTAATTCAACGGATTATGACACCCTATGTGAAAAGATATGCGAACCTGCATTCTGGGAGTATTCGTAGACAATCCACAAACTGACACAAGACCCCTTGCAAAAGGGGTCGTTTTGTGTGTATAATGTGTTTATGTTTAATCCTAATACCACTTTCAATCCAGCATTACCTTATGCTGTCGTGTGTGCATCGGCACCACATGAAAACACAGTTTTCAAGACTTTAGATGAGTGTTGGGGTTTATGCCTCGATTTATCCGAAGAGTATGGACACTCTGAAATATATTACGGCAAGTGCCTTATGGGTGAGTACCGTAACGGACAGTAAAGAAACTGTCACATGAAACCCCCAAAGGGGTTTTTTTATTGGTATTATTAAAGAGTAGTAAAGGAACCAATTATGAGCACCCTACATCACGAAGCACTTTATGAAACTTGCTTTGACGAATCATTTGACGAGTACATGCGTTTAAGTGGTCTATCAAGTGACGACCTAGACAAGTGGATTAAAACAAACCCATTCGTGCTTGACTGGATTGAGAATATGGCATGGAAGAAATTCCAAGACCTGTGCCAGTAAGCAAAGTGTCCACTGTTTCACCACAGTGGGCATTTTTTTGTTATTATTAAATAGTCAACCAAATTTCATCCAATTATGAATGATTACGAAGATACAATCTTGCAAGAGTTAATGGACTCTCCAGCAGAATTGTTTGACATCCCAGAGTTACAAACTCAAGAGAAATTTGATGTAGAAAGTTACATCGAAAATTCAAACTTTGATTGGTAAATGAAACAAACTGAATGGTTAATCCTCTTCGTTCTTATCATTTGCCTAGTATGAATTCCTTCCCTAAAGTAAACATTAACGATTTTCACATGCAAAACTACCCTGCAAGCATCTACTCTGAAATTGAAACATTTTGTAATGAAAATGAATTCACAGTGGATTATTTCTTAAGTGAGTTTGCAAAGCAAGAAGACCAGTTACAGAGACCGTTTACGGCATACCGTGGCAGGTCAGCACTAAACGACTGTTAAAGACAGTTCACAAAGTGTCCACTAAAACCCCTAAAGGGGTTTTTTTATGTTTATAATAGAGAGGTAAACACACGGAACTCATTCTGTATGCCTGTTAAGTCCTCATCTGCTGCAACTCCTACAAAAACACGTAAGACACGCACCCGTAAGACTTCAACCAAAACCGCCAGAGTTGACAAGGTTATTAAGGAAGTTCAGGCAGTGCTTGACTCTCCCAAAGCAACCAAACCAGCAAAGGCAAAAAAACCAGTTTCACCCCGTGTAACTGTAACCACTTTCCAAGGTGGCAAGGTCGTTGCTAAAAAAACAACACTCAAAAGACCTTCAACTGCTCGCCTTATCTCAACGGATCGCTATATCAAAGATATTCAAACCCGTTGGCAAATCCACAATTTTGAGATCCAGGAATTGATCTCAGATTTTATCAAAGGATTTGAGGCAGTGAAACCCTACCACGCACAGTTAGTGAAAATGGTCAATAAGTAGACCAGTTCACAAACTGACCACCAAACCCCCCACGGGGGTTTTTTTATTGGTATTATAAGAAAGTAATCAAAAGGAGCATCAATGCAACTTCGTCCTATCGCTTCCAACATGACACAGTTGGATCTTTCAGATGGCACCTCAGTTTTATTCTCATATAAAACACCCGTGGCATGTTTATCTGATAACGGATATTACAGAACTTCTAAGAAGTGGTCCGTCACAACATCCCGTCACATTAACAAGTGGTTAGGGGGTGTATTAGCAAAGGAGCAACCCCAAGCATACTTTGACAGTCTATGTGCCAACTTCTAAACTGGACTACCAACCCCCCAAAGGGGGTTTTTTATTGGTATATTAAAGAAGTGGGAAACCACAATTCATTTTTTTACATTCGTTTTTATGACTAAAAACCTTCACATCGAACACCCCGAAGACAGCATCCTTACAGGTGATCTTTCTGTATTAGATGCTTTTTTATTACCATTGATTCTATCACTTAAGATCGATGGCGCACCTTCTATAGTGTGGGGTCGTAACCCTGAATCTGGTTTACAGTTCGTGGGAACCAAATCAGTTTTTAATAAGAAGAAAATAATCATTTGTGAAACACCCTCTGATATTGAGTATCATTATCAATACAAACCTGCACTGCGTCAAATCCTTATGGCGTGTATGGGATATCTTCCAATTACTCAAAACATTTATCAGGGTGACTTTATTGGATTCGGTGGTGCTAAGAATTACAGACCGAACACTTTAACCTATTCGTTTCCAGAGAAGGTCACGGAGGGTATCATCATTGCGCCACATACAAAGTATTATGCTGCAAATGATTTGCGTGATGCAATTGCAATGCCGTTGGTTGACCAGTTGGATTCAACTGATGATGTAAAATACGTTCAACCGAAAGCATATATTTCAGGCAACACGGATTCGTTTAATGTGTGTGCTGATTTAATTGAGTACGCAAAGAACATGAGTACATGCGTCAAGTTCGTTGATGAGCGAACAGCGAAGAAAGTCAAAATCAACTTAAACTATTTGATTCGTGAGGGTAAGGACATTGTCCCTGCGGATTTTGAGGACGCTGGTTTATGTGATGCGAATTTGATTGAGTTATGGGATACGGTCAGAGAAATTAAACACCTTGCATTAAATGCGTGTCGTGACACTGCGGATTTTGAAACTTACATCATGGGCGACTCCCAACCTATTCAGGGTGAGGGATACGTCATGGTCTCACGGTTTGGATATTTTAAGATTGTGAACAGACGGGCATTTGCTTATGCGAATTTTAACAATGATCGGTTTGTTGCATTTGCCAGTTAGTCATTCGTTCGTTAATCAGACAGTCCCCCCGTTGATCGGGGGGTTGCCGCCGCCCCGTGTTGCCCCCGTTTATAAAAAAGGGCAACTTCCCTAACCTACAAAGTGTTACCCAAGGCAGCTGTGTTTTCCTCTCTATATAAAAATATTTTTCGCTATATAAAAACAATACAGGGATTTACAGGTATGCAGAAAAATTTTGGTGAAATTTTTTCGACCATAGAGATCGATACAGTAAGTGGGGAGTATTATACTGTTGTGCCAGAGCAAGTCATTAATGATCTGAATTTATATGAAGAGAGTGAGATACAATGGAACGTTGATGGTGATGAAGCCATTATCAAGGAAAGAAAATGATGAAGGAATATCACATATATTTCAAGGAACGTTGTATATTCAAGCAATTAAGTGAGAGGCAGTTTGAGATGATATGGCCATTACTTAATATAGATTATAATTCAGAGTTAACATTTTCAGAACTTACGGAAAACCCCCACAAAGAATACGAAGAAGCTTCATATTGACAATTGCTATATAATCTAGTATAATTGACTTGTAATTACGTAACGTTATGGCTAAAGGATTTACAGTAAAGGCAAAGACTCCCACAGTTGCAAAACCCCCTGAGTGGGACTATGATAAAGCAAAGGAATTGGTAAAAGGAAAATCAGTAGTATTTTGTTTACCAGGTAGAGGAGTATCTTATACATTCTTAAAATCATTTGTACAACTCTGTTTTGATCTTGTACAGAATGGAGCAAGTATTCAGATATCACAAGATTATAGTTCGATGGTGAACTTTGCAAGATGTAAGTGTCTTGGTGCAAATGTTCTCAGAGGGCCAAATCAAGTTCCATGGGACGGAAAACTTAAGTATGACTGGCAATTATGGATTGATTCCGATATTGTTTTTAATACTGAGAAGTTTTATCAGTTAGTTCTTATGGAGCAAGACATTGCAGGTGGATGGTATTGTACCGAAGATGGTAAGACTACCTCTGTAGCACACTGGTTAGAAGAGGATGATTTTCGTAACAACGGTGGAGTGATGAATCACGAAACTATCGAAAGTATATCCAAGCGTAAGAAGCCTTTTACAGTAGACTATACAGGTTTCGGATGGCTTTTAATTAAGAAAGGAGTCTTCGAGCACGAGGGAATGCCTTATCCATGGTTTGCTCCTAAGATGCAGGTTTTCGAGAGTGGTGAAGTTCAGGACATGTGTGGAGAAGATGTTTCTTTCTGTCTTGATGCAAAAGACGCAGGTTTCGAAATTTGGTGCGATCCTCGTGTAAGAGTCGGGCATGAAAAAACCAGAGTTATATAAGATTTTTATAGACGGTAAAGAAGTATACACTGCTCTAGGGCAGGGAGAATACTTTAATATAATGGAGGATTATGCTCTTGAATTTTATCAGACAGGTTCTCCAACTCCTGATAGTATTAAAACTGAAATTTACACAGAAGATTAATGGCTAAAGCAACCAGTGGTATTAGTGGTGGAGATTTTATACAATCGCCCCCGAAGAAGACTCGACAAGGAAATGGCAAGCATACAAAGTATGCGGCGACCTCTCGTAACTCGGCTCGTAAGAAAAGAAGAGGTCAAGGAAAGTAGAATATTAAGAACTGGGTATAAATAAAGAAAAACCTTGTTCAATGACTATTAGAAGGGTCTCACGGGCATATAAAGATATTAGTTTATCCTTTATTCCTCATCCTATCACAAATGATCTAAAGGTATTAAAGAACGAAGATGCGATTCGTAGATCAGTACGTAATATAGTTCAAACTATCCCTACGGAAAAGTTTTTTAATCCTACCTTTGGTTCGGATGTTTATGATAGTCTATTTAATTTTGTTGATTTTGGTACTGCCTCAACAATTCAAGAGCAAATTGAAGTTGCATTAGATAACTTTGAGCCTAGAATTAGTGATGTAAGAGTATTGGTTAATCCACAACCAAATAATAATACTTTTGAGGTAACGGTATATTATGATATTGTTGGACAAGAGTTTCCTGCACAAGAATATGCATTCCTTTTAGAGTCAACAAGATAAAATGCCGTTTACTAAATTTACAAACCTTGATTTTGATCAAATAAAGACCTCTATCAAAGATTATCTCCGTGCTAACTCTACGTTTACGGGATTTGACTTTGAGGGGTCTAATTTTTCTGTTTTAATTGATACGTTAGCTTATAATACTTACATTACTGCATTTAACTCTAATATGATTGTAAATGAGTCTTTCTTAGACTCTGCTACAGTGAGAGAAAATGTAGTTTCATTGGCAAGAAATATTGGATATGTACCACGTTCTAAGACGGCAGCAACAGCAGAGATAACATTCGTTGCTAACTTCGGAAACACTAACCCTGGAGTCAATATAGCAACCTTACAGGCAGGTTTAGTGTGCACAGGAGATGCATCTGATACTTCGTATGTGTTCTCCACTCCAGAGAATGTATCATCACCTATACAATTTATTAATGGAAGATATCAATCTACATTCTCAAATCTCAATATTAGAGAAGGTACCTTTTTAACTAAGACATTTAGGGTAGATGCATCGTTAGATCAAAGATTTGTATTAGA